TAAGGTCTTGTGCTAATTCCATTGAGTACTCAGCTTTCAGTGCTCTTGATTTAGCTGTGACAGAAATCTTCTCGATGCTAAATGCCATCTCTGCGAAGTTTGTACCACTGCCATCACCAAGTGCTTCAGCTTCAGTTGTTTCCATACCAGAAGCGAAGTTATAAGTTGCACTGTTACCTGCTGGTTGTGTACCTTGGTTTGAAGAGTTAGCTTCACCCAATGTAGTGTTACCTGCGGTAAGAGTTGAGAATGATGTATCAGCTTCGTTATAGAAGGACTCTGTGCCTGATTGAGAAGTATATCTGCTTCTCATAGCAAAGATAAGACCTGTAGGTCCTGTCATAGGCTGAACACCAACTAAGTCGTAAGCGACTAAGTTAGGCATAGCTCTTCTTACAAGGCTAATTAAAACTGGATCGTAGTTATCGATACTAGAACCAGTAGCGTTTGCAGGAGCCTCTGCGAGTAAAGAATTAGGAGCGAATCCTGCATTCTCTCTAAGAGACTTCTCAGTGTTTTCCAAACAGACGGCTGTTACTGATTTCTTGTGACTATCCGTAATCTCAGGAAGGTCAGCATGCTCAATAATTGGTTGCCATTTCTGTTGGAGTTGTTCGTACATATATTCCATTAGTTTCTCCTTTTAGAATTTACGAAATTATTTCCTAACAGTTCGCGAAATCGCGGCTGCATACTTGGCCATTTCCCCTGGTAAAGGTTTGACGTCTTCGTCTAACTCTACAGGTTCTTGATCTTCAACATTTGAAGATTTAGCCTGTTTTTCATCGAAGTATGATTCTTTCAAAGTGTTTAGCTTCTTAGAATAATCTTCAATATCATCATAATCTAGACCTTCCGATAGAGCACGGAGTTTCTCAATTTGGGTTTCTGCTAAGCCTTTAGAAGCTGTAGCAAAAATGTTCTGTACTTTTTCTTCGAACAACTCGTTGTTGATGGCAATCTTTTGTGCTGTTTCTTCTTCCAGCTTGCCTTCGAGTTCTTCGACTCTATTTTCTAAGTTCTGTAAAATGTCGCTGTCGGCATCTTCAGGAATTACAACGCTGTGTGCTTCCATAAGACCTCTAAGACCGCTCATGAAAGATTCTGCAATCTCAACCTTCAGAGAAGATTCTACTGCAATTTTATTTTCTTCCATCCATTGCTCAGCAATGTAGTTGATGTATTCATCAACTTTACCAGTCATTTCTTCAGAGAGAGCTTCTTTTGCTTCTGCAAGCTGACTGTCAAATGCTTCTGAGTACAGAGCATCAAGCTCAGCCGCTCTAGCATTAACAGCTGCTTCAAAAACAGTTGTTGCTTTTTCTCTTAGGTCTTCTGATAAGTCCTCACCAAAGATTGCGTCGATATCTTCCTTCATTCCAGATCCTTGTCCAGGAGTTGCTACTTTAGGTGCTTGAGGGGCATCAGAAGCTTTTTTATCAGCTTTTCTAGCTGGAGCTTGTTTTCCCTTAGCAGTAATCAAATCTTCTCCTTTTGACTCAGATCCAGATTTCTCGTCGGCGCCACCTGGGTTAGGAGCTTTAAATCCTACAGTTTTATCTGCAGGTCTTTTGTTGCTACCTTTAGTTACAGGGTCTGCGATTTCTGAATTTTCACCGCTGGCCTTAAACTCGTCAAGTTCTACTTGCTCTTCGGCCACAGCTTCGATTTCATTGTCGAACTTTTCTAGTTCATTAGCCATTTTTTTCTCCTCGTTAATTGAGTGTATACGTTTGTATATTATTTATAAATTATAAGTTTACAGGGTATTTAGGAACTTTTCAAATAATTGTACCTTCTTTTCCTGTAATTCTCTAGCATTTACGTTGCCAGTCTTCACAATCTCTTCTATCACAGCTTGTGATTTCCAAGAATTGGAAGCAGCGTCATAAATCCATTCTACCCCTTCCATAACTCCATTTACAAAAGCGTTAGGAGCAGAAGGATCTGCAACGATATCACCGGCAGTAGCAAGCTGAAAATCACCCTGTACTTCGTTGATACCTTCAGGCGTTGTTCTAATAGAACCCATACCTCTTGATGATACACCTAATGATGCACCTTCGTCGATAAGACTTTTAACAATCTTACCATATGGAGTATCCATTACTTTCGCCTTACCTATATAATCTTGACCTTCTCTTCTGAGGTCTTTGATCATATGGGAAACTCTTTCTAAGTTTATGGTTGGACCATCTGGGTGTCCTAATTCACCATAAGCTCTGTTGTTCTTTACGAATGTGTCGTTGTATCTTTGTACTTCTTTATCTAATGTTTCCATTGGATACATACGACCATTTCTGTTCTTGATGCCACCTTGCATAAAGATACCTTCGATAAAGTAATCTTTTCCTTTACCATCTTTAGCTTCAGTTATTACTGGTCTGATGTGGTCAAATGTTGTTTCTGATATTAGCTTCATTTGTTAATCTCCAAATGCTACTGGTGTAAACATACCAGCACTTGCATAAATTTTATCTGATGGAGCTTTTTGAATATAATGTACTCCAGCATCTAATGTAGTATTACCAACTGCTACGTTAGCTGAAGTTACAACTGTTACTGTTACAGCTGCTGTGTGATAAACTTTAACAAGAGGACTATCAACTGCTGAGTTAGCAGCACCTAAAGATGTTGGAGCTGTAAACTCACTTCCTTTGAGTTTAATAATTCTACTCATCGTCTGCAACCTCACTAACAATTTCCATAGCAAAGTCTACTGCTGCTTCTGGATTAGTTTGTGCAAGTTCATCAAATGCAACTAAATTTTCTTCTGTAAGATTTTCTCTTACAAAGTTAATTGCTTGCTCGTACACTTCTGCATCTTGTCCATCTTCATAATGACCTTCACCAGCTTTAGAATGTGTAGAGTCTTTATTTACTCCAAAGCCAGCAAATACTCTTGCTTGCTCTTCTTCATTTTTAAATGCTGGATGTAGTTGTTGTTGGACATTGTCAGTATGCTTACCAACGAAGTTCTTTTCAGCTTCTGATTTTGGATTTGCATAATTAGATACCTGACCAGCTTGTAGTTCTGGATCTGGTACTATGTCGATCTTTTTAAGTTCAACTATTTGTCTAAGTGATTTCATCTTCCTCTTCCTCGTCTTCCTGCTCTTCGTCAGTTTCGGGTTCTACTATTTCTTCTTCACCTTCATCTTCTTCAACAGGCTCTGAGTCTTCATCAGGCTCTTCTATTTGTTCCTGATCTGCTTGATACTCTTCACCGTCATCATCTGCTTCAGGTTCTAAGTCAAGCTCTGGTTGTACTTCAACCGGCTCAGCGTCTGGATCATATTCTTGACCAAACAACTCATTACTAACTGCATCCTTGACACCTTGAACTTTGTCTGCTAGTTTATCTAGCAGAACATCATTTAAGACGTCACCTGCTTTGTTAGGTTTATCGTCTAATGCCAAGTCAACTATATCTCTTACATTACCACTCATTATATTCTCCTACTATATTTATATATCTTACACTTGCTCAGGCGGTGCTTCAGGGAATCCATTGTCTTGATCCGGCTGTTCTTCACCATTTTCTGGCTGTTGTGCGTCCATTTGTTCTTGTTCATTCTCAGAATCTATCATCATCTCTGCATGCATATCTTCAATCTCTTGATCTGTTTGTCTGAGGATATTCTTCTTAACCCATACTTGTGAGAAGTATTTTCCTAGGTATGGATCAACGTCATTGATAGCTGATATCTGTTCTCTGAAAATTTCTAAATCTTTTAACTCTGAGAAGTGAGAGTCTGTTACGTAATCAAATCTAATCTCTCTTCTAAGAGCTGGCCAGTCATCAGGAGTAATAACTCCTTTAAGAATAAGTTGTTTCTCTAAACACTTTTCAAATAACTGACTAAACTTTAATCTTAGTCTTGCAATAAACTTCTGGAACTTAATTTCATCTCTACTAATCTCTGAAGCTCTACCTATTGCAAATCCTGTTTCTGCTTCTAATCTCGACACTGGCACATTAAGTGCTCTGTATAATTTCTTTTGGAAATATAAAACATCATCCATCTCACCAAGGTTCTGTCCAGCTGGTAATGTAGTAATCTCTGTACCTTTACCGCCTTCTCTTCTTGGTAGCCAATAATCTTCTAGCATTGTCATAAACTTACGATCGTCTCTCAGTTCTCCTGTTGTCGCATCGTAAACTAATCTATTCTTATGCTTAGCCATCATATCTCTAAGATATTGTTCTGCTTTTAATTTAGGAAGATTACCAACATCGATATAGAATATTCTTCTTTCTGGTGCTCTAGATATTCTATAGATAACTGTTGCATCTTCCAATACTCTTAATTGGTTTAAAGGTTTTATTGCTTTGTGTAAATGAGATAATACCATTTTATTATCTTCACTCATTAACCCTGAAGTACAATGTAGTATACTATCCTTAGCAATCTTTATGCCTTGAGTAGTACCTTGAGCGGGATTGACTGTTCCTGGTCCGCCTTTAAAACCTTTATCATTGTACATGTAGTATTCTTGTTTGGTCTGTGCTAGCTGTATAGTGTTAGGTCCAGTACCGCTACGTTTCTTTTTGACCTCTCTTACTTTTCTAATTTTTCTAGGATCTATAAACCTTAATTCTTGAATACCATTCTGTACATTTTTCTCGTCTATGATGACATGATAGTACATTCTACCATCGATGTACCAGTGTCTAAATATTTCGTATGCTTGACGTTCAAAGTCCAGAAGGTCTTTAACATTCATAAACTCTTCATTTATTTTTGTTTTGATTGAGTCTGATACTTGAACTGCATCTAAGTTGATTTCTGCTGTATGGCTATCTGGATCATAAACAATAGATTCGTTTACGATATCATCGATAGCATTTTCACATTCTGGCTGCATGGCCATGTTTCTATAACGAGTCACTAGCTCGCCTTCTGTTTTACTTGATTGTTCGAGGTCTACATATTGTCCATAGACACCACCTTCTGCAACAACGACAGCACCGTCGTCTTCTGTAGGCGTAACAAAAGACCCCAGATCTTGGTCTGTGGTCTTTCTTTTAATCTCGAATCCGAATAATTCTGCCATTGATTACCTCATAATATATTTATTAGAGCAATAGAATACCCTAATAAAGATATAAAGGCAACAGTTAAGTTGCCTTTATCCTTAGTTTCCGCCAGCGTTGCCTGTAGAACCACCAGTAACTTCCCACCAGTCGTACTGGAATGTAACGTTGAATTCTTGTAATACGTCTGTCGCATTCCAATCAACGTCCATTTCAGTAATGTTAACCGGGAAGATTCCATTGAAGGAATATTCTCTGATAGGTACTCCAGTTTTTGAATACTGAATAACCTGTGCTGTTGACTTATATGATAAGTCACTAGCTGAACCAAAACCTCTTACGTTGCCTAGGTGAGAGTTGATTGTGTTCATCCACTCTTCCATTGCATTTCTAATTAAGAAATCTTCGTCGTTTATTACTGTTACGTTCCATTCAGCAAATGTTCTATCACCTGCAATCTTTACCTTTCTACCAAAGTATGGTACTTCGATGAAACCTAAAGTTGATGCTGGAACCTGAGAAGCCCTTACTAAGAAAGGTGTCTTAAGGTCTGCAGCTGCATTTGCAGGGTTAGTAATATTGACTTGGAACAGGGTAGGTCTAGCACCACCTAGCGCTAATTGTGACCTAATCTCGTTAATGTTAAAAGCCATTTTCTTCTCCTATTCCTATTTATTAAAATTGTCCAACTACTTCTGAGAACTCAACTCCTGACCTTACGGCTACAAAGTTAAGCTGAATGAAGTTAATTGATCTTGAAGGTTTGACATAAATGTCACCTACAAATTCATTTCTATCGATGACTTCACCTGTGTTGTTTGTTTCGTCACATACAACTCTAAAGTCAACTATACCTCTTCTTCCTTGTATATCTCTTAAGAAAGGTTCAACAAGATTCTTAAACTGTGATCTTGTAAAGCTATCATTGAACTCAAATAATGAGAACTTAGATGCTGTTGCAATTGCTTTCTCTAATACAATGAATAATCTTCTTACATTAATTCTGTCGAATGCAGATGGCTTACCAAGTAATGTTTTATCACCAAACAAGATTGTACCTTGACCTGGGAATGTTACTACTGGGTTAATATCTGATTGATACAATCCATCTCTTTCTGCTTTCTTAGGATTGAATGCTAGTTTAACTAAGTTCTTAATTGAACCTCTATTGTATCCAGCTGGTGAGAACCAAGCATCTCTTAGCTCATCACTTCTTACTGCTAGACCAGCAATGTCTCCATTCAATGGTACATATCTATATACGTCATTAAATTTGTCGTATTGATATTTGTATCCACTATCTAAGAATGCATAACTTGAATTAGTAATATCGTTTCTAAATGTTTTGATGTCGTCAAGTTCTGAACCAATGTTTTCAACTACATCACCTTTCTCTGGTGAAATAAATGCAACACAGTCTTTTCTTGATTCACAAATGTTATCTACAATGTGAGCAGCAAGACCAGCACCGTTTGTACCACCAATAGCTTTACCTTGAATGATTAAGCTAATGTCAATATCTTCTGCTGACTTAAATAAATCGTAACCATCAGCTACGTCTGCTAATGATATGCTTCCTTCTGCTGCTGAATCAACACCTAATTTTAATGAATCATATACAGCATTGTTAGTTGTTAATGCAGCTATGTTTACTGCTGTATTAACTGCTACTAAGTTATCTGCTTCTTTTGCATAGATCCATTGTGATGATCTTTCAATAACATCGATGAAGTAATTAGACTCTCCTGATTCTGTTTTAGCATCTGTTGCTCTTGAAACTGATTCATATACTTCTAATACTTGACCTTTTGTTCCTGAGATGTCTCCATCTTCGTCTACAACTACAATGTGTATCTCATCTCCTGCACCACCTTTGCCTTGAACAAATGATGATGTACCTGGAGCTGCACTTACTAAATCATAGTACTTCCATAATTTTTTAATTGGTAAAGTTGTTATTGCTCTTACACCTGTGTACTTAGTTTTAAAATTGATTGATGGTGAAGATGCATCGTCAGTGATAGCTGTTACCTCTAATCTCTGAACACCAGTTGATGTATTACCAAACTCAGCAATATCTCCAACTTTAATGTTAAGAGCAGATGCGTTAGCTGATAATGTTCCACTGTTTGCACCAGAAGCTACAGTTACGTTAATAACATTTGCTTCTGAATAATCACCAGTTGATCTACATACTGAAATTTGTAAACTGTTTCCTAGTACTCCGGGATATCTTGCTACAAAGTGATCTGTTGTTTGTAAGGTGACGTTTGCTATTTTATCTTCATTCTCAACTAGTACTGCTGCTGAACTACCATTAGATACGGCATTCTTAGCTGTAGAGTCAATAACTCTTGATACGTATAATTTATTCCCATAAGCCAAAAAGTTAGCTGCTGAGAAAAATGTTTCGGGGTTTAGATCCCCATATGGTTTGCCAAATCGAGCAACTAAAGTTTCCTCGCTGTCTACTAAGACACGAGTTTTAGCTGGTCCCCATTTGAAAACCCCTGCTATGGCGCCTTCTGTAGTAGAAACTGCTGGTACAACTGTACTCAGATCAATTTCTGAAACATTTACGCCTGGACTAACCTGAAATGGCATTTCAATTCTCCTTTAATTTACGGTCGTCAAGTATATGATGAGTGGATGTTAAGGG